CAAAAATGTATAATCTGCATCATCAGTGTGCATAGATCCATCCAAACCTCTAGTATGACCATTCAAATAATAGTCTAAGACTTCAAATTTAAATGGAAGTAGAATGTCCATCTTCTCAGGTATGACAGTATCAAAGATACTATATCCTTTGATGTCCATCTTCCAAAACTTTTTATGTGGCATTGCAGGATTACTACTAGCACCAAACTGCCATCTAGGACGACTAGCAATCTTATCAATCTCTTCCATCTCTCCTTGGGTAAGAATAGTATCCCAAGATTTAATATCAGTAAGTTTACTCATGTCAGTTTCTCAATGTAGTATGGTGTCTGATGATTCCAAGACGAGCAAGATCAAATTGAGTTAAAACTTTTCTGTCTAGGTAACCCTCTACTTCCCAATACACTTTGTTTAGTTCAGTAATATAATATCTCATTGTTGAATCAGAGATTGAACTCTCTAACCAAAATGTAAGACATTTCCTGACACCACTAGTAACTGGTCTCACACCGTGAACAAAATGTGTTGGATAAATTAAAGCTTTGCCTGCGGGTAGTTTCTTCTCAATTGTCTCTGTGCCAATTTTAATGAAGTGCTCACCACCTTCATAGTCATCGTTCAATGTAATGACAACTGTGTAGTCAGTTCTACATCCCCACATTTCATAATAATCTGTATGATCATCATAATGTTGACCTTCTTCATATTTTAGCATGAAACATGGAGAGCATTTGTTTAGTGGATGTAACCTAAACAGATCTGTTTGCGTCAAGATCTTTGCGATACTCTGATTAACAATCTTATTAATCTCAATATCATCTTGCTGAGTGTTATCCTTTACATGTTTTTCTTTTGGTCCAGTAGATGCACCATCAATGAATTTACCAGAATCAAATAAACTGGTAATTTGCCTTACTTGATTCACATCTAAGAATTGATATTCATAGATCATTGCATGACCTCAACATAAGATTTGATATATTCATCTACTGCTTTCTTATATCCTTCAACAATAGATGGTAGTGGAGTACACATATTAATGATACCATCAAAACCAATCAAGAATGCGTTATCAGAGGAAAACTTTTTCCATGGATTGTAACTTACACCTAATTGATTTACATCAATTTGACCTGTACTTCTAATGGTAAAAGGATATACTAAATTGTAGCACACCTTTTGTTGTACACCGTTAATTTCTTCAATGTGATCTTTTACATTAGCGATCAACTCCTCCCCCGATGAAAGAGTGAGAAGGAGAATATTAAGTTTTTGTTCCATAATTAAACGTTATTTTCGTTGATTGCTGCTAGGATTGCGTCAAGTTCTGATTGTTGATCAGGATGTAGAGCAGAGAAGTTAGCAGGTGAGAATTGACCATGTACTACTTCATCAGGATTCTTAATTCTGTAGTTAGAGGCAATAGTCAAACAAACTCTCTTTACATATTCATCCCATACTCCAGGTGTAAACTCACCAAATTGATCATCTGTTTGCAAATAAGCATTACCTGCATATGGATTATTACCCTCAGAATCTTGATAAGCTAGGTATCTAGCATAAACAATTGGGTTGATTGGGTACTTTACCTCATCAGATCCTTTACCACTGTAATCAGAAGGAATATCTCTAAGTTTCTGTCTGTATGCAGTCCACTGTGCTTTTACTTCATCACTAATTTGTGCGTCAGGCATTTGAGTCCAGTCACATTCAGACAAAAGATAGTTTCTGACTAGTCTAACACCCTCCCACGATGTTTTCTGCCATCTACCATACTCATTGTATAGTTTTTCTTCAACTGTCTCCTGTGCGCTATCTTTGTGCTCAAAATACTTTTCTTTGAGTTTCTCGGCAATATCTGCTACTTCAGCATCAGTTGCCTCTCTCCATTCATATGTTTTCCACTTTCTTGTTTTGGTAGCACGATCATAGACGTACTTCTTCTTCTCAACACCATAGGATCCATCACTGAAATAATTCAAATGAATCAAGCGGTCTTTATCAGATGACCAAAATGGGAACAGCATGGGTTGGATATTATCATTCCACCATGCTTCTTCAATAAATTCAGTCTTACCATCTACGATGATAATTCTTTCTAGTGCATTGACTTGCACTACTACACGGATGTCTGCCATTAGATTACGGGAGTTTTAGAAACCAGCCTGTCGCAATATATTTATCATGGGTAAAGACAGTGTTCCCACGATGAACGTGTGTCATACCTGCAGGCCAGATCAATAGCGTGCCTGTCTGTGGTTTATATCGTTTCTTTTGATAGAGAAATTCAGTTTCTGCTTCACCATCGGGCATGTCATTCAAATATACCATCCATGCTAGTTCTCTATTTGCTGCTCTGAAACTACCATTCTCATAGTGCCAAGTATGATAACCACCACCAGGAGAAGTTCTTTGTACTTTCAATCCAATAGCATTCAGATTTGTTTTAAGATGATCATACTCTTGCTTATAATTTCCAAATGCACTATTCAAATACTTATAGAAATGTGTTGCCAGTCCCATGTCAACATCATCTAACATGATGCTAACATCATGTCTAGCAAGTTTCTTGTCTGGCATCTGATCTTTGCCATGCTGTACAATCTCAGGATTGATATCAATATATGTCTCAAAGTTTTTTACAATTGCAGCACATATATCATGATGCACAAATCTTCTGTACACACCAATAAAGTCTTCAAACTTTCCTTCAATTCTATCAGGATCAATGATAAATCCACATTCACTTGCTGCCAGCATCAATACGCCCTGATCATATACTTCACTAGATGATAGCGTGTTAAGAGAGGAATGTCAATCTCTGGTGATAGAGTTGAAGCAACATTTAACTTAACTGCTGATGACAGTGTAAATGTACCCTCATTAACATCTAAACCTGCAGCGTTGATTGGATCACCTTGTGGTTCAATTCTTTCTGTGATAAATTCAATACCAAGATCAGCTCTAGCAGATGGATAGGAAGCAATTTCAACTTCTGCCTCAGCATGTTCAAATTGAACATAATCAATACCAAAATTATCTCCTGCAGCGTTTCCACTAGAGGATCTTGTTTGTCTTACCTCTAATAAAAGGTTATTAACTTGATAATCTGTTGGGATAGCAATGTCAACAAATGTCCAGTCAGTAGGACCAGCAGCAGATGAGATAGTACCAATCTTACCATAACTACCGCCACCATCATTACTTGCAAATAGTTCCAATGGTTCTCCTGGTGCTTCTCCACCATTACTACCATTACCACGTATTACTCTCCATCTAGAGTTAATGATTGGTGAACTTTTATTATTACCAGAGGATGCATTGATGGTAACTGTTCTCGCCCATCTTACTGCTTCACTTCCAAAAAATCTCAAATATTTCTCAGTATCTGTGGAAGTAAATCCACCTGTAGATCCAGATGCTGTTCCAGATTCAATATAATCTACAGTTGTGCTTGCAAGATCAAATAATCCTGCAGTAGTGGTTGTACCAGTACCACCATCTTCAGTAACTTTAACATAATATCCAACCACACCTTCACCAGCTTGACCACCAGCACCTGCTCCAGATCCTGCACCACCAACTGTTAATGTACCAGCATTTGGATTAGTTAAACCAGCAGCATCAAATCTAAAGAACACTGTGCTACCTGATCCACCACCGCCGCCACCTGCACCCTGTACAGTAATAGTATTAACAGCAGAAAATACTACAGATCCATTTCCACCAGAGTTAGAATTTCCAACTCCTCCAAATCCACCATTATTTGCATCACCAGAAGATGCACTACTAACAGTTGGACCAGCACCAGAAGTTTTAACAGCAGATTGTCCTCTAGTAGCACCATATCCTGCTCTACGAGCATTAGATCCGTTGGATCCACCGCCACCACCACCAATACCAGATCCTGTGCCAGCGCCACCGCCGCCACCGCCGCCTCCGCCACCAGAGCAAACAGCGTTACCACCGTTACCACCTGATCCAGCGAAGATAGCACTCAAATTTTGGTGACCGTCAGTTCCTGCTGGTTGACCATTTTGGTCGGAACCAACTGAAGCACTGTTACCTGACGCACCACCGCCACCACCGCCACCAGCACCAACCATGAGAGTGTTTACAGTACCAACAGCAGAAGCACCACCGCCTCCACCGCCGCCGCCTGCACCGTTACCAGTACCTCCAGCACCACCAGAAGCATATCCAGAAGGACCACCACCACCGCCAGCGTTTCCATTTCCAGGACCACCACCTGCACCAACATATACTGTTAAGGTACTACTACTTCCAGGAACGAGAGCAGCATTAACTTGTTTACCTGATCCACCTGATCCACCAGCATAAGATGCAGATGCAATTCCACCAGCACCTCCACCACCACCTTTTACAGTAACATTGACACTTTTCAAGTTACCACCAGCAGGAATATTATATGATTGGGTTCCTGTTCCCGTGTAGTTAAAAGTTTGACTAGAGCTTACATCTGTTGTGCTAGTATCTGATACACCATCTCCACCTTTTCCATAGAAAAGTGTACTAGATCCACCAGTACCACCAGCACTAACACCACCATTAGTTCCACTATCTCCAGCAGAATATCCAGAAATTTCTAGAGAAACACCACCAGCAAGATTTATTACACCATTACCAGTAATAGTTGTGAATGCACCGTTTACAGCATAACTTGCAGTACCGCCAGATCCACCGTTACCCCCACCATTTCCAGAGGTTCCTCCACTTCCACCGCCTGCTCTAATTGCGTAAGTATTTCCATTATATGAGAAAGTATATGTACTATTTCCACCATTACCACCATTACTAGCTGTGTTACCACCAGATCCACCGCCACCAGTTAAATTACCACCAATACCAAGAATTGGAACTTCATCTGCTGCAGGAGCTGCTACTGTATAAGTTCCAGCAGAATTTTCTTCTGCTTTTTTAACAAGTTTGATGCTGCTATCACCTGGTAATTGAACTGGTTTTCCACCAATAACATAATTATCATCAATATCCCATGTTGTAGGACTTGGAGTTGTGATAATAGTAACAACTTCTGCTGGTAAATTACCAGCAATTTGATATCCAGTTTCAATGGTGATATCACCAGCATTACCAGCATTTGTAATTACAGCAGCGTTTCCTGTTAGTGCTAAGTATTTTGATGATGCTAGTTTGAAGTTATTATCATCTATTTTAATAACCCACCAAGTAGTATTTGCTGAAAAATTAACACTAATACCATTTACACTAAATGACATTGGTGTTGTTTGTGTATTTGTCTGAACACGAATCATGTTACCAGTGTTCAGATCATGATCAGGAATATTAAAGATACCATCAGCACCAATAGAAGATGTCGCAAACAATGTTGTCCACTTTTCACCAATGCCACCGACATTTCCATATGTAGAGAGGTTAGGATCTGTCAAAACATAATCAACAATACCATGAGAGTGGAACAAAGGAACTCCACCAGATGGTAAGAAGAAATTAACCTGACCATTGCTATCTTTAAATCCAACAGCATGATCATCAACTGGTCCACCACCACCTTCAAATGCACCAGCCTGAGGAGCACTAGATGTTAAAATTGCATGTTCATGTTCTGGAACAGCAGCAATCATTTTTTCTTGTAGTGGTCCAATTCTGATTGTTACTTCACCACTTAGAGAACCACCAACAAATTCAGTGACATTCGTATATCCACTGATAATAATATTTCCAATATCAAATAGATTTTCTTGCTGATCTTTTGAAAAATACCATCTACCTCCCGTTGCACCAACAACAGAAATAACATTACCAGATACAGGTGATCCAGAACCAGATACACCACCGCCTGCGCCAACTAATTTTTTCGTTTTATAATCTGGAACATTAAATTTAGTTCCAGGGGTAGTTCCAAAATCTTCTGCGGTGAAAGTTCCGCCGTCACCACCATAATCATCAGATATAACTTTGTATAGCAATGGATAATCATGTGCATTATACTCAGCTCCATCACAATACAAAAATCCAGGATATTGCATCGCTGGATCGTTTGCAGTATTTGATGTAGTTGACGTGATCTCAATTCTTGCTAATCCATTACTTCCAGGTTGTAAAACGTATACAGTTTCGCCATCAGTATAACCATATCCAGGATCTATAATCGTACAAAAGTTAAGTGTACCATCTAGATTAGCAATTACACCAACCTTAAGACCATATCCCGTTGATGTTGCTACTGTAAAAGTTCCAAAATCTCCTAAATCAGTTATGTTGTAATATTTACCAGCAACAATATCACTGTTGCTCCTAGTAAGTCTAAAATTATTATTATCTACTTTATCTACATAGAAAACAAAATTCTTTTCAAATTGAACTCCCCCAACTCCAGCAGTAGATGGAGTAGCAGTAGCAATTGCGCCAGCACCCCCACCACCAGTGATAGTTACTTGAGGATTTTGATATCCTACACCACCATCAATAACTGTGATAGCAGTAACAACTCCAGAATTATTGATAGTTGCAGAAAAAGAACCAGGAGTTGCAGGACCAGATCCATTATCAGTTACAATAACATTTGGTGGACTTGTGTATCCCGATCCACCATTGTTAACAGTAATAGTTTGAATTGAAGATCCTAACTTTAATTTGTTACCTGCTTGCTCAGACGCTGTAACAACTAATTTATCACCATCTACAAATGGATGATTGTTAAGTGTAATCAAATCATTGCTTACACCAAAGTTACCAACCGTAAGTTCTGCACTAACAGGACCAGTTGGAACACCATCTAACAAATCCGTGACGTATCCAGTGCCAGTAGAACTTCCTGTTGATACCGTTCCTAATCCATTGACGACACCATTATCTGCGATTTTTTCATCGTCTGCCTTAAAAATAGGCACAATGGCACCAATTGGTGTTGTAGAACTACCAAAAGTTACCTTGTCTGTCAAATAATTAGTACGAATATTTCTTGTCGGCATTTTAGGTCTTGATTAAGTAATCTACCATAATAAAAGGAGCAATTAAGCTATCTATCTTAGTATCAGATTCTGGTTTAATATTAACAGAAGCTGACATACCATCAGTAGAGATAAATGTCTCTGGTATATTTAACTCATAATTAGTTGTTCCAATACTATAATTGATTGTGTGGGTGTGCTCTGTTGGATCATCTTCATAATCAAATGCTTCTGTAGTTTCAACAATGTTTGAGATTTGTGGATACACAACGTTTGTATTGTTGTCTACGACAGTATCAAAAGGAACAACATTTGCTAAACAAGTGTCGTGGGGATAAGCAGCTGCTGTATTACCACCATCATCACCAAATCCAGTAGATAAAATTTTCATACTAATACCGCCACCACCTGTAGCAGGTGCTGATCCAATATTCTTTCCACCTACATCAGGGAAAGTAATAATATCATTTGCAGCATAACCAACTCCTTTATTTGTAAAGGCAAGAATTTTATATCTTGTATTGTTTGGATTGCCACCAGCACCAACCCAAGCTTCAAATCTAACTGATGCTCTAAGACCAGTTCCAGATCCACCATTTAAATCAACTTCACCTTGTGCAAAGTCTGATAAACTATCCCATGTTCCTGCATTACCACCATATCCACTGTACGCCCACTGACCAGTACCTTTAGAATAGTAATCATTTGGTCCCTCAGTATATGCGGTTCCACCTTCATACAAAGCGAATGATTGAATTGACCCACCTGGTGTAATAGCACCTGTTGGAATATTATCATTACCAACTCCATCTGCACCACAAACATATGTGGCACCAAGTGTACGCTCTGTTGCAGGTCCACAACCAGTTGGAGGAATACTACCAATAGGAATTCCAGCAAACTTAGTAACACAAGGACCCTCAGGTGTGGTGTCAATAGTGAGACTCTCACCAGTAGGAATTAGACAGTTTACATCAAATCCACCACACTGTGTTTTACAAATACCATAATATTCAAATGATGCACTACCAAATCCACCACCTTCGTTGAACGAACCTCCCTGCCAGTCTTTTGTTTGTGCAAGAAATTTACATGCTGGTTGTTCAGATGTAGCATCATACCAGTTCTGGACACCAATAGTTGATGCGTTTGTAAAATAATTTAATTCAAATACATCACTACCTGCTCTTCTGATAGTTCTACATCTATACGTGGTAGTATAGTGTGCGTGTGGCAAGAATGATAATGCAGAAACAACCTCTTCATCTGGAGCTTTTGGTTTAGTAAAACCTAAATTACCAGTCAGTGCTACAGTTCTCCCAGGAACTCTAAATTGTCCTGTCATATCAACAACTGCGGTAGTACCTATATTTGATGATACAGTTACTCCAACACCTGATTTTTTAATTTCTTGACCAGAAGCATTTAAAACAGTCATGTCATTAATGACACCTTGGTCTGATCCAGAAGTTGCTTTAATATACTTTGATCTTAAGTCTGGAACCTGAAATTGTTCATCACTTAATTCTACATTCGGTTGTTTAAATGCACATCCATCACCAGTTCCCAAAATTTCACCAAGAGCTGGATAAGTTGCTACATTATAAACAGATCCATCACATCTCAAATAACCTGCTGGAAGTAGTTCAGCACTCAATCCAGCAATAGGATCATTAACATCCAACTCTTTAGGAAATGCAATAACAGTTCCTGTAGTTGTTCCGATCTTCGTTCTTTCTTGATTTAAAAAAACTGGCATTTTAGTAAGCTCTGATGATCATGATTATGGTCTGTGATGGAGTATTGTTATCCATAAGAATATTTAACGCATCTGGAATGTCAGAAACGTTGACCGTGTAAGATTGTACGTTATTTACAGCAATATTTGGTGGAATTTTGAGACCACCCATGTTCATTGATAAATCAAAACTAAAGTGACTGTGAGTAGTTAAACTTTTGTCGGTAGAATCTTGTGCTGCATGACTCAAGTTAGTTGGATATGTTACTGATGCATCGCCATTTAGATAATTATCTTTACCAAACATAGTCACAGGAGTTGGAAATACACCCGTATGCATTCTCATTTGGTGTTCATAGTTATAAGTATCACTAAAATTAGTTGTATATGCACCACTTGAAGGGATAGTTCGTGTCAATCCAACCTCTGGAACTGTTTCTTGTGTAAAACTTTTTGGACTATCAGTTAATACCAGTGTATTCTCATCATAATATGTAATTGAACCAAATCCATTCTTCCAAGTGTCTGGACTATCTGTGCTGGTAACACCAGTCAGGTTTGCAGATTCATATCCAGGACTACCAGAGACTTGGAATGTTGGTGCTTGGAAAATCTGAACATATTTACCACTTGGAAATGCAGTTGTATATTGTCCAGAGTGTTTATGACCAGGAGTGTGGTCAATACCAAGTTTTCTACCAATCGTATAATATGTTTTTGACCATGTAGGATCATTCAATGTAATATTCTGAATTTTACCTGCCATGGTATCAATTGGATCTAATTGGAATCCAAGATCTGTATCAGCACTGTAGATAGTTGGAGGAGTAACACCTGTACCATCTTCAGAAATTAAATCTCCAATGACATTGTATGCATCAGGTTGATTTGCTTGATACTTTGTCTCCAATAACATATCCTTCTCAAGGTCAAGCAGCTGCCTACCATTTAAATTAGGAACTCTGAATAGATCTCCTTCATCAAAGTCTGGAAAGTTTCCTGTGATAGCATCATCAGTAGGACCATAGGTATTTCCTAAAATAGATGCTAGCAAAGGAAATAATGCACAATCATATGTTCTACCATCACAAAGAATCCACCCCGTAGGAACATTATCTGGATTGTCTCCGAGACCTTGAGATCCGCTCCAGGGCATGATAGTGCCGACTGGAGCAGACTTCATGGTTTTTAGTCTGTTATAGAAAGCCATTATAGTTCAGTTAACCACCAACCTTGATAGACAGCAGGAATAAAGTTGTCTCCATCAGTTGCACCAACATAAATCAATCCGAAGGAAGCATTTTTGTTTTGTACAACTAGTTCACCAGATCCATATGCTGTAGAGAGACCTCCAAGTTTCGTACCGATAGTATCACCTTGGACAGGTACAGGTTCACCACCTACAATTGGAGCACGAATCACGAGAGAATTATTATATGTCAATGCTCCACCAACCTCAGTAATTCTAACAACATCACCTGTTACAGGGTTGCTTGGAAGAGTCAAGATAAGAGCACCTGTAGATGGAGCTACTGCTACAATATAATTTATATTACATTTGAGAGTGGCATTTGCATTGACGAACTTCGTAATGTGACCACCATTGATATTCTTATATCCTACGAGTCCAAATGCATCAATAGAAGAATCTTGATTGATGCTGAAAGTGTTAGCACCGTTAATACCTAGATTTCTAACATCTAAGATTGCTTGTGTGCTAGATGGAGCAGGAGAAGAAATACCAGCAACGTCTAATAGACGACCAACAAATGTATCACCAAATTCAGCTTCAACTCTAAATGTTGGAGTGAATGTCTTATTAGTGAATTGAATTGCATCAGGATCTTCAACACACTTAGAAGGAAGAACTCTTAAATTGCCGCTAATGTCAGTTGTTGCATTAATATCAAGTGCGCCAGATTCAAAGTGGTGTTCTTCGTTATTAAGTAGTTTAATGATAGGTACGTTATTATCAGTACCAGTGATCTCAAAATTAGATCCAACAAACTTAACATCATCATATACGGTAAGTCTACCATGATGATAATTTTTCTTAACTAGTTCAATTCCACCATCGTTTGTAACACTATTGGAGACCAAGAAGATTTCATCATCAATTACTAACCAATATTCACGATCAAGGAAGAATGGAACAACATCACTATTCTCTAGTCCGATCTCAACACTAGTAGATCCTCCAGCTGGGATATCATTCGTGAGTTTGGTGTTCTCTCTAAAGAGAATACGGAATACGCTTTCACCATCACTATGTGTTTTGTTTGTTCCAGGAATATTTGTTAGAGATGCTACACGGGTAACAGGTAAAGTTCCAGATGTTCCAGCAGATGCAGAGGGATTACCACTGATTTGCATGATCTCTTCTTGACCACCAGATCCAAATCCAACAAAGATAAAATCACCACTTTCAAAGTTAGTAATGTCATCAACAGGTAGTGTTGTAGCACCAGTAGCAATTGTAGTGGTAGTATTGACAAATGTGGTGGCAATACCGTTATCTACTTTAGGATCTTTAAGGACTGTGAATACTGTTGCTCCTTTAGTGTGTGCAGCAGATGTAGTTCCATATTGAGACCTAGTTGTAAATATGGTGCCACTTGGATTACCAACTACTGTATCACCAGAACATCCATCAACAGTAAAGATGTCACGAACTCTATCAGTGATTCTAAACTTCTCATCTCTAGTTGCATTGAAGCTGATTCCAGTAGAATTACCAGAACCACCAAATTCTACATTCAGTGTGATTGTGCTGTTAGCAACATCAATCGCAACGATCTGAGGATCGGTGAATCTTGTACCACCAGTTGTATCAGGATATTGATTCTGAGTCAGAGTTACAGTACCACCGTTATCAACTAGTTCAACATAATCACCAACTTCTAGTCCATCAAGACTTGGAATTGCATTGATTGTGTTTTGTGTTGCAGTAGCATTACCAGTGAATGTCTGAGCAGATGCAGTCTTACAACCACCCTTGAATACAAACGAACCATTAACAGTTAATTGTCCGTTCTCACCATCAACGCCATCATTACCAATAGTAGTCTCTCCAGTAACACTGTCAACGGAGAACATTACATCTCCATCTGGACAACCGTTAGTAATCTCAAATGTCTTATTGACAACTTCTAGAGCAGTTGCTAACTTGAATGCTTCACCCTGGTTGAAGTCTCCATCAGAATTAGTATCTTCACGAGAAATAATAACATAATCAACACCAACTTTCAGTGTTCCACCAAACGTTGCGAGATATACATTTTCATTAGGAGGGTTACCTCTAGTTCCATCAATCGCTTGCTCAATCCAAGTAGCGTCAAATGCAATGTTACACTTGAATACTGGAGTTCTATTTCCAGGTTCGTCTGGATGAGTATCAATTTGAGGAGCGAAAGAACCAAGTGGTTCTCTTTCAACAGTTAGGTAGTATGGAGCAGTTTCCGAACCACTTAAACCACCAACCGCAATACGAACAATCTCAGGTCTTGTGTTGTTACCTGCATCAACAGGAGCATCAAGAAGTAGATAATCACCCTCATTGAAGTAACCAGCAACAGGTTGATTTAATAGTGGTAAGTAATATTGCTTACCAGTTAGTGCAGGAAGATCTGCACCTTCAGGACCAGCTCCAGGTTTAGTTGCTTGGAATGTTGCGTCACCCCAAGATGCAGAACCTGCAGTATCAATTCTGTTATATCTGTTATCAGAAGATGGCAACTCAAGAACATTAACAATGTCAATGTTTTGGTTAAAGGAAGAAGGTCCTAAGATACCAGATGCGTGAGCAATTGCAGTTGTTCCTAGAGATGTACCAGTACCAACAAAGGAGAAGGAAGAAGTACCACCACAGAGTTTAACACTCGCATTGAATGTAGTCTCACCATCAACTTCAAGACTGTTTCTGATGGTAGTTGTACCACCTTGACCAGCGATGTTAACTTCAGAAGCATTCAGAGCAAAGTCAATTGTCTGAGTATTACCAGAGAAGAAGCTAACAATACCTGCTTCAGTTGATAGAGTTACAATCTGCTCAGGATTAGTTCTATCACCACCAAGTTGTTTGAAAGAACCAAAGGTTACATCACCAGCAAACTTGGTTCTTCTGACTTCAAAGTCAACGAAGGATAGAGATTCAACACGATCATATGCACCACCAATCTTTGTCTTAGAAATCGCTGCATCTTGAGCAAGATTACCAATAAAGATGTTAGCGTGGTTAGAAGCATTGGCAATGTATACAAACTGATCGCCAGTAGACTTATCGCCAATATAGATCCACTGAGTAGAAGTAGTGTTAAAGTCTCCAATTCTTAGAGTCTTCGCATAACCACCAATGTGTAGTCCACCAGTGTTATCTCCACCAACAAATGTGCTATCGTTGAAGAGATTAATAGTTCCAGTTGTGATATCAGTTCTGACTTCAGCAAGTGTGCCGTCGCCCTGAACTTCAATGTCACGCTCAAACTGTACATCTTCAGTAAATCTTGCATCACCTTTGACAACCAGTGCTCTGTTTAGTTCAGAATCTTCAGCGTTGATACCAACCTTACCATCAGCAACTGGTCTTCCAGATTCTAATGGTGTAGAAGTTTCAGTGGAAACTCTCAATACTGCCTCATCATTAGGAGCAGCACTGTCACCACCAACGATCAGAGCATCCTTAATTCTATCCTTATCACGATCAGCAAACTGAGTATGCTGTAGATAATCAGGTGTCTTACGACCACTGATGTATGCATTACCAACAACGTCAAGGTTTGCACGAGGATCAGTTGTTAGATTCTCAACAAATGCATTTGCATATGCATCATGAGAAGATCTGCAGATGGTGTTAATGCCAAGTTTGTAATCACCAATAGTCTCTGTCTCAGTTCTGAGTGCCTCAGCACCGATTACACCAACCTCTTTGAAGTTAGCATTAGAGAATTCAATAGTTGGTTGATCAGCACCGCTAGGAGTTCCAGAAATGATATTTTCCCAAGGTTGCGTATCCTGTGGAATTTGATCAATAACTTGGAAATGGCAGTAGTTATTGGTTGGGTTGAATGGGTCACCAGGCTTGGCAGCATATACTGTCCAGGTTAGATTCAGTCTAGGATCATAGTAGAAGTTCTTGATTCTAATCTGAGATGTAGAGGTAATTCCAATGTCATTACCAACTGCAAGTGCAACACCGCTAGTAAAGTCTCTGAATTCAATCTTGACAACATTTGATCCATCAAAGACGATGTTATCAATGTTGTTGTTAGCAATATTTGCAAAGTAGTTAGAAAGAACCCATGCAATAGATCCATTCTTACCAACCTCAGATCCTTTGAATAGAACATCACCAGGAGAAGGTAATACACCACCATAAGTGATATACTGTGCGGATGCAATTCTAGTACCACCAGAAGCAATCAATGGAGTCTGGTTAGGAGTAATGTTAGACGCAACACCAGCAACGGTATGTGTCTGGAACATGTAGCTCTGACCATTTCCTCTAGCATTAAACTGGAAGATAGCAGAACGGATTCTGTTCTTGCTTAGTCTGATATCACCCTCAGTTGGAGGAGCGAACGAAGTTCTATCTAGACCTTCATCTTGCTCTAGTTGAGTTACAGGATCAACAGAAGATACATTAGAACGAATAATTAGCGCATCACGAGATTGAGTTAGATCTTCATCCTGTACCGCAACGATTAGTGGGGATTCAAATGTGTTAACAAGTTCGCCATCGCCACCAACAACAGTGATGTTCTGGTTGAATGTTACAGGAGTATCAAACGTAGTAACGAGACCTCCAATTGTATCATCCTCGTCTCCATCATCCGCTAGTGTTGCTCTATCAATGAATGTCTCTTCACCAGTGATAGCGTTAATTCTTCTATTACCGATGTAGAGATCACCCTGAGAGTTGATACCAGTGTAGAAGACGATACCACCGTCTTGTTTCTTACTTTGTGCATAGAAGTCCTCATCAGGTGTTAAGACGACTTCCTGACGCGCTGGGAGACCAGTGGAGTAGTTACCAGGACCGAAACCAAGGTATTCAAACGTGTGGTTACCAGCACGAGCGATAGATGGTCTTCTAAGTTCAACATAGTAACGCTGATCTGCTAGAACTGTGCTATCACCAGCAATTGGAATACGACGATCCTCAGAACCAGAGGTAGCATTACCATCTTGTGCCTTGATAGCATTTCCACCACTATAGGTGTTCATGATAAATGCTGGTTGATTTGTTAGATCTTCCATAAGTTCTCTGGTTACAGAGTTCTTAAAGTCGTTAACGGAAACCAGACCGTGGATATAGTTGTCAGCAGCAGAGAATGTTGCTGGTGGATCAATCAATCCAGCATAGTAATCTTTCTCTGCCTGGGTTGTACCAGAGTTCTTAAACCAAAGAGGATCGTTTCTAAAGTTGAGAGGATATAGTTTGCTGACTGGCTGAGAGAACTTAAACTTCTTAAAGTTGTTAGTTACACCAGCACCAGTTGGGAATGGAGAGATATTACCACGGAGTGCAGTAATATAGTAGATACCATCTTGCTGTCCAGCAATTCTACGCTGTAGTGTCTCATAACCGAAGATGTAGAAAGTATCTTCAATGACGCCTGCGTCCTCAACACTATCAACATAGTATTCAACACCAGCGTCGTCTTGAATACGATCACCAGGGGTGATAGTATAAACGTTAGCGCCGTTTTGCTTGTAGAAAAACTCAGGATTATTTTTTGCGATTTGAGTCTTCAGAGGTAGGGATTTGCCCATATCCTGATCCTCAAGCATATCAGCAAAGACAGTGCCTTGAGTGAATCTCGTGTTAGCATACTCACTGTACTCAAGTTTACCACCACGGATATTCTTGATGATTAGATAGTGCTCACCACCAACAGTGTAGTATGCATGGATATTAGCAAGACCAGAGGAATTACCAGCAAAACTTACCGCATTTGCAGAACTTGCTTGATTTTCTGTCTTACTCACATTAAAGATTCCACCCTGAGGAGCAGTGATCTTAACAGTTGTTAGGATCTCATTTCTAAGACCAGGGAAGTTCTTAGAGTCAATTGTATGGTCATTGACCGTGATCTCAAGATACTTGATAGAAGGATCTAGATTATCTTCTACATAACGACCAGATTGAATGGTTGCCTGAACACCAGAAGAGAATCTTGCAAACGATCTATATTCAATACCTGCACCAGTCTGATCCTTCTTATATGGATCATATTGTGCCTCAACGTTGAGGTTATTTGCAGAGAAGTCTGCAGAGGTGAAACCAATAAATTCACCAGCTTGTACTGGGTTCTCAAAACGAGCACCATATACTGTACCAACAACTGGTTTCAATAGAACTTTCTGTGGTACTAACTTACGAGTATCGTCAGTTCTTGTCTTAAGAACGAAACCACTGATAGGATCTCTAGCATTCTCAAGATACTTAGGAATGACCATACGAATCTTGTATGTTCTGTCATCCTTATCACGATTATCTTCTAGACGCTGATACCACATATCAGTGGATCTCTGTCTGTCATTGTAATCAGACTCATTGATTCTCCAGAAGATATTATTCTTCTTAACGCTATCAGGTTGTCCAGTAACTTCATCCTTACACTGAATAAACCACTTACCAGTAGTAGTGGTAGCATCAGTAAATCCAGGATCAAAGCGCATTGGAACACGACGCTTGTTAGCAAAGACATCAAAGATCAATCCTGCTTGACCAGATGCAAATACAATTGGATCAGCACCACTAATTGCATTAGCATAAGTTTGGTGAATTGTAAAGGTCTTATTGTTTTGATATCTTACAAAGAACTCAACATTTGGATTGATTCTACCAACGTTAGCATCACTAGGATCAGTAACAGCAACATTAGAGTTATTAGCAAACTGACTACCAACTAATGGTAACTGTCCACCTTCAATTGCTCTGATGAATACTTTCTGAGCTTCACTTGCAGATAGGGATGCAGATGGTTTGTCAAAGATGTGAGAAACATCAGTTTCAATACCAGCAACGATTGAGGTGCTTAGAGATCCCTTATAATTATGAAGATCGTACTTCTCATCTAAGATGAATTGATACATATCAATTTCAACATCAGAATCAATGCTATCTGTTTCAGATGCATAGATGTAGATACCTGCTGCAGCATTCTCTTTAGAAGTTGCAAGCATTAATCTAGTCTGATCATTACCATCAAAGAACGTGGTAGCACCATAGTTCTCTGGTTGTGTTACTCTACCAGGAGCAATGACATAATATGTTCTGTTAGTCTCAAATCCGTTAGGTAGTCTGACAAGACGCTTATCAACATCAACATACTTACCAGTTACAACATCAAAGCGAGGACGTGGTACAAGTCTGACTGGAGTTCCAGTTTCAAACTTATGTGGGTCAGATGGGTTACCACCAGTATCAATAGTAAATACGGTAGCTCTGGATGCTAGTAGTGCAGTGTTAACTGTCTGCTCTTGTCTTACAACTGTTCCAAGACCACTGTTAATAATCGTTGTGATGTTACCAACTAGAGTCTCAATAGCATCAGCAGTTCCAGAACACTCTCTGTAAGATGGAGAGGTTAGAGTATCTTGAATAACTTCAGGACCATCTGCCTCAGGACCAACAATTACAGTCTCTGGTAGTGTATCTGCCCAAATACCTTTAGAGTATACAAAGTAGAGGTCAGTCGTGCTGCTAGTCTGTAGAGCATTGACTGTGTTACCTTCATTTAATCTAGAACCATTAACACCAAGTTCAACCTGGGTGTTGCTAACAATACGCTTAACGTATGTACCCTCAGGAATGTTAGTGTAGATTGGAGTTGCATTATCCTGTAGAAGTCCATTGACAAATGCTGGGTTTGCAGGATCTGTTTGACCTCTGGAGTTGTCGTACTCAACAACACTCATACCAATAATGATACCGCGTGTGTCATTGACATCAATGATTGCAGAACCAGCAGTTGTAGAACAATCAAATCCTAGAACGTCAAAGTTTCTCATGGCAGCAGTTGCCATTTGACCAACGTAATCCCATGCGTCTAGAGTTTCAGTCTTCTCACCATCAATGTACTCTAGACTGTTACCAACATAGTATGCTTCACCTGCCTGGATGCTGTTGATGTTACCACCAAGTCTAAGGTCATTAACAATAGCGTCAACAATGTAAGTAACGTCACGGAAACACTTAGATGCTTCGTTGTTGATAGTGAAGTCACCTGTGTTAAGAGGAGGTAGACCAGCAAGTGTGCCACCAACAATTGCATCCTGTAGGATATCAAATAGTGTCTCAATGGATCCACGAACGTTTGCACAATCCCACTCACCATTGTTTAGAGGTGGTAGGTTGTTGAGGTTACCATCATTGAGGGAGTTGCATGTAATGTCAATCAGTGCGTTGACAGTAGCTAGAACGTCAGAGCAGTTACCATCAGCATATGCAGCAGGTCTGTACTTACCAGCAGATCTAGGATATGCGTGTGTAGTTACATTCTGATCCTTAGTACACTTGAAGATGAGAGATTCATCCTTAAGTTTAACGCTAGTTCCAACTGGTAGACTGTGGTTACCAATCGTTAGAGCAATAGAACCAGTAGCAGGATCATATACTGCGTTAGATACGTTCCACTCTACTAGAGGAGATGTACCAACGTTGATTGTGATTGAAGTTGCAGTAACAGAAGTTGGGTTAACATTCTGACCAGCAACAGGGTCAGATCCAGCACGAGGATAAGTCTTAGTGACTGCATCTCTACCCATATCACAAGAGAATGTGAGGGAGTTATCATCGAGAGATAGCAGATCACTTGTAGTTACACCATGTGCAGATCCGAAGAATAGAGTTAGATCTCCAGATGTAGCATTGTATGTTGCATTGGTTGGAGTAATCTGAGCACCGTTAACAACATTAACTGCACCAGCAGCAGCACTTACGAATGTGTGAGGATAGTTACCACCAGATACTACAGCGCCAGCAGTAGCAGCGATGAATGTATGTGGGTATTGATCCTGTGATGCAGATGCACCAACGTTAAGTGTGATAGATGTAGCAGTAGTGCTGATAATATTGAGTGCCTTGTTCCATGCAGGATCAGGACCGTCAGGAGTAGTTCTGGTTACACCGTTGAGGTTACCTACGCCACCATCATTACCGATTGCTTGAATGATGATACCCATGAGAGTATCAACAGCAGCTACAGCAGAACCACACTTAGGTAGTAGTTCAGTTGCATCCCAGTCTTCTACGATTGTAGTGTCAATGACCTGAGTCTTGGTGTTAGCAGCATCAGTAGTTACAGTTTCATTCTTGATAACCTGCATCGCGATGTTTTTCGCTTCGGTCATTACCTTAGCAGCTTCATCACGCTCAGCATCAATGAATGTTTCTACAGTAGTACCGTCTCTGTAATCATAGTTAGTGACATAGATCTTAGCAGCATCGTATGTCTTGTAGTTACCACCAAACTTAACATCCCACATGACTTCCTTAAGGACGCTAACAACGTCATCCTTACAATCCTGTGCAGTATTATCTGCCTGTGGTGTGTAAGAAGGATATGCAGCAAGCATACGAAGATATGCTTCTTCTGCAATGAA